AGTGGAGGCTAATATGTACAGCAAAAAGATGATGGGCAAAGAAGTTGGTGATGCGGCTGTGTATGCGCCTCCTCACACGATGACAGGCAAACCTGTTAAAGCATCAGAAAATCCTGAAAGCGGGCCAGATCGCAGTGACGCAAGCTCAGTCAATATGTCTGTAGCTGGGATCAACCGTAGACCTGCGCCAGCAGCTAAGACAACTGGTATCGTTACCCGTGGTAATGGCGCGGCTACCAAAGGCAGAATTGCCAGAGGCCCGATGGCATGACCTACGCAGAACTCGTTAGCGCTATTCAGGCGTATACCGAGAACACGGAGACAAACTTCGTGGCGGAGATACCTGTCTTTGTTAGACAGGCAGAGCAGCGTATTTACAACACTGCTCAGCCTTCGTTTTTGAGAAAGAACGTTACGGGTGTATTAACTACCGGTAATAAGTTCTTACAGTGTCCAACAGATTTCTTGTCTACCTACAGCCTTGGTATATTCCCAAACAACTCAACAACTGCCACGGGTACGTCCGGGCTTAAAACAATCGTTGTTGCAAGCACTACAGGTATTGCGGTAGGCCAGCAGGTAACTGGGACGGGTATTGGTGTAAACGCGCTGGTCAGAAGTATAGCCAGTACAACAATTACTTTGACGGTGGCTAACAGCGCAACGGTGTCAGGTACGGTCATCTTCCAAGGTGACAATCTTTATCTGTTAAATAAAGACGTTAACTTTATTCGTGAAGCGTATCCTCTATCGTCACAGCTTAGTGAGCCTAAACACTACGCCATCTTTGGCCCTCGGTCGGACGATGAAGCTGAACTCACTTTTATTGTTGGCCCGACACCAGATGCGGGCTACACCGCAGAATTACATTATTACTATTACCCAGAGTCTATTGTGACTGCCAGTACAACATGGCTGGGCGATAACTTTGATTCAACGCTTTTGTATGGATCTTTGCTGGAGGCTTACACCTACATGAAGGGTGAGCCAGATATGCTTAAGCTGTATCAAGAACGGTACGTTCAGGCTATTGCTCTGTATAAGAACCTTGCCGATGGCAAACAGCGCGGTGATGCTTATCGTGATGGTCAGGTTAGGGTTGCAGTCTCATGATCTTACAGACCCAGACCACCAGCTTCAAGTTAGAGTTGTATACAGGTGTTCACAATCTGTCTACAAATACCTTGAAGGTTGCTTTGTATACAGCCAGTGCAAATCTTGATGAAAGCACGACTGTTTACTCAGCAACTGATGAGGTAACTGGGACGGGCTATGTGGCTGGTGGGATAGCCTTAACAGGGGTCACAATCAGTTCATCTGAATACACGGCCTTTGTTAATTTCAGCGATGCCGTTTTTAACGCTTCAGTGACCGCCCGGTGTGCTTTGATTTATAACGTAACGCAGGGCAATAAATCTATTGCAGTCCTAGATTTTGGTTCTGATAAAACCTCAAGTAACTTTACAATCGTGATGCCAGCAACATCGGCATCTTCTGCACTTATTAGGAGTTCAAATTGATTACCACGACAAAAGGCGATATGGACGAATCATTGCTTGAAAAGCGTGAAGGAACTATTGATAATGAGAATGAAACAACCAACTGGGTTGAGTACTGGTTGGAAGGTGAACTTGTACATCGCTCGGTTCATGTTCAATTAAAACGTACCGTTGTAAGTTTTGGTGAAACTGCTGAATTTTAAGGAAATATCATGGCAAATACACAAGCGATGACCACCTCATTTAAGGTGGACTTATTTAACGCAGTTCATGCGTTTAACGGTACGGGCGTTCCTGCTCATACAGTATCCACTGCTGATACGTTTAAAGCGGCCTTGTTTACGGCGGCCAGCACTTTAAATGCTTCAACTACATCTTACACAGGCGCAGTCACTGAAGTGTCTGGTTCTGGTTATACCGCTGGCGGTGTGACAGTAACGTTTGGTACAGCACCAAGCAGTACAGGAACAACATCGTTTATTACGCCATCTGCAAGTATTGTGTATACCTCAGTTACTTTGTCTACATCGTTTGATGCGATGCTTTTGTACAACGACACAAACGCGGGTAAAAAGTCTGTAGCTGTTTACACGTTTACGGCGCAAACAGTTGCTGCGGGTACGTTTACGTTAACCATGCCAACCAATGATGCAACGACCGGATTGCTCCGAATTGCGTAATTGATAAGTCATGGCAACAGCATGGGGCGATGGCGCTTGGGGTGATAATACTTGGGGCGGTAGTCAGGCTACGCTCGCAGGTGTTGGAGCAACGGGCGCTGTTGGAAGTGTTGGAACTACATCCAGTTCACCCACAATAGCTTTAACGGGTTTATCGGGTACTGGAGATGTTGGGTCTGTTGGAATAGCAAACGTTGTTGCTTTGACAGGGGTAAGCGGTACAGGGTTTGAGGGGTCGGTTGGAACGTTTGTTGATATTAATTATCAATTGATAGGCGTATCGGCCACGGGTCTTGTTGGAACCAGCTCTCCAACATTTGCAGCGGCTTTGATTGGGGTAGTAGGTACAGGTTTTATAGGTTCAGTGGGGGTGAGTAAATCACTGGAGTTAACGGGCGTGTCAGCAACCGGATCGGTTGGGACAGTTGCACAAGCATTTGCTTGGAATGTAATTGATAATACGCAGACAGCAAACTGGACTGCGGTTACGACTTAGGAGTTAAAAATGGCAAGTACATGGTCAGCACTTAAAATAGAATTGCTTGAAACAGGGGCAAACTCGGGTACATGGGGAACGGCCACCAACGTTAACCTTGGTGATGCAGTCTTGGGAGAAGTCATTACAGGCTCTGCCACCGTAGATTTCCCATCCGCCGCAGATGTAACACTTACATTAACAGACTCTGCAACCACTCAGTCAGCCAGAAACTTGCGTTTAAACATCACAGAAAGTGGTGCTGGTATAGGTTATGCGGGTAACTTAATCTTGGGTTCTAACTGCCAGATTGAGAAGTTTTACCTCATTAAAAACACTGGTACAGGCGCTAAGACAATTAAGAACACCACGGGTACAGGCATACTTGTCCCTGCTGGTACAACTACTTTGGTGTACAACGATGGCACAAATGTTGTAGACGCTGTTAATTCTTTCAGTAGTGCTATTACTGGCGCAGAACTTACAGGCTCGGTAATTCCATTTTATTTTGGAAGCACACTACCGACTGCTGGGCAAGCTAATCATGGCGCGGTTGCTCATTTACACTCCACTGGAAAACTTTATTATTCTCACAGTAGTGCATGGCAAATTATTACAAGTGGGCTTGGGACAGCAGACACTTCTGGAAATGTAACGCCCGTTGGAAGTGCTGGTCAGCTTTTAACAAATAACGGTAGCGGCGGACTTACAAGTAATACAACAGGCACGGGAGTTTTAACATTCCTTGGAACTCCTTCTAGCGCAAACCTTGCGTCAGCAGTAACGGATGAAACGGGTTCTGGTGCTCTTGTTTTCGCAACCTCACCAACGCTGACAACGCCAGTAATCTCAAGCATTACAAACACTGGCACATTAACACTACCAACAAGCACAGACACCTTAGTGGGCAGAGCGACAACTGACACTCTAACCAACAAGACCCTGACCAACCCAACTGTTACCAATTATGTTGAAACTGTGCAAGCGCTGGGGACTGTGGGCGCGGCAAGCACTTTGGTATTAACAACTGGAACAGTTTTAACTGCAACATTGACTGCTTCAACTGCTTGCACATTCACAATGCCAACAGCTACTGCGGGTAAATCATTTATTCTGATTCTGACGCAAGCCGCTACTGGCATGACAACAGCTACCTTTACATCCGTGAAGTTCCCCGGTGGAGTTGCGCCAACAATTACAGCAACGGCATCAGCCATTGATATTCTGACCTTTGTGGCTAACGGCACATCTTGGTTTGGCACATACGCACAGGCGTTCGCATAATGTTTGCGGCTAAAGACACATTGCTAACCCGCCCTAGTGGCGGCTATCAAATCTCACGCAGTTTGCGCTTTAACAGCGCAGATTCTGCTTATCTGAATCGTACCCCTGCGAGTGCGGGAAATAGACGCACATGGACATTTAGCACATGGGTTAAGCGTTCTCAATTAAATTCTGGCAACGCAATGCTTGCTACAGTAAATGGTTCAGCACTTAACTATTTTGCTTTTGGTACATCAACTGGTGATTTTTTGGCTTATGCTTATTTTGATGGTGCGTCTGATGTGTTTGGTGTAAATACTTCTGGTACAAGTGTATTTAGAGATGTGTCGGCTTGGTATC